AAAATCTAGTAAGTATTCGTCATCTAACTGCTCTGCAACCGGTGCTTGAAATATCAAATAGTTTATATTGTACTGCTTACATGCTGCTGTAAACATAAGCAAGTCAGTTAACAAGTTGATACGCTCAGCATATGGGCTAAAGAAAAATGCTTTAGCTTTATTAAGATGGGTTAAAAACTTCGACCTTAACATTTCTGATTGGAAACGTTTTTGCCAGGAAGTATCTAAGGGTTTTCCTAAAAATAAACGTTCTCGCCAATCTGTCAATGGACTAAACTGATGTGTCACAAATTGTGACTCTTCAGGTGTTATATCATCAACCTGGTTGATAATTAGATCTTCAACCCATAAATCACTTCGTATTTCAAAAGTTAAACTGATTAAAGCAATAATTTTTTGTTTGGGGTTTAATTGACGTTGATGAATAATATCGTGTAAACTTGTTCGAATAATTCGCCGATTGTTTGCTCCAGAAATGGATTTGTTTAAAACAAATCCATTCAGTGGCTCTCCAACATAATCAGCATGAACTTTTCCATTTAAATCAGGATGGAATGATGCGTAACTATAGCTATCGCCATTAGCATAGATTAACGGAAAACTCATTTACTAATATAGTGTCCTATGTTTGCAAATTCAGCAATAGCAAATACTATTGCGGCCATAACTAAATCGCCAGTAAACAATGCATAGCATCCACCAATTCGTATTGCACTTTTTATTAACAACATATAGAATTGTGGATCTTTGGACTTGTTTACTTTTTCCATTTGTTGCATTTTTGGTCTAGTCAATCCCATTTTCTTCTCCTCTGCGGGTAATGTAAAACTTATTTTCTCAGTATAAAAAGGCACGTTACCATCCTGCTTGTTTAAGTATTTCTTCGCAGTATGCTTGATCTGCTGGATAATCACGAAACTTCTTTTGCCAAAAGTCTGGATCAATCCAAGGCCATACAATTTTTGTTTGATCAGGATTCATATCTGCTAGGTATGCTTGTCCTGATTCTGAATTATATACCAACCAAGGTGATATGCGTCCAGTACTTATTGCAAATGCAACTGCATTATCATTTCCATAACGTAAAAAATCCTGTGCTGGATGTCCTGTACGTTCACTCCACTTCATAGTATATTCGATACCACGTTCAAGTGCGTCTGTTAGTGCTTCCCGTCTAATATATTCATGAAGGTATTCATCATACACTGCTTCTTTGCACCAATGATCAAGTTTTTTGTTTTGCTTGATTACCCATTCAACAAACTTGGGTACGTTTATTGCGTTGATTGCAACACAATGTCTTCCAAATTTTACAAATGCTTTATAGTAAGGAGATGTTGCAAAATCTGCGTAGGTTTTTAGTTTTGCACTGCCTTGCGTCATGGTGTAAAACTTCAAATAACTTTGCAATCCAATCTGTACACCAACTTCTTTTTCTTCTTGCCATCTGCGTTTTTGCTCGCAAAGATGTACTGCAAGTGTGCTTTCTTTCCTAAATTCTCTTTCACAGTATTTGCATTTATACGTTTCCGCTATCACGCATGTGTTCCTTAAGTTCTTTTGTAGTAACTAACTTACTCAACAACTCTATTTCATCTGCTTTCATTGCAGGAAACAGTGTCATTAATGTTTTTTTAACTTCGTTGTTGCCTTTTTCTTTTTTCTTCGGTGGTATCCACTGATGTCTGTGCGATCCCATACCTGGTGAAATACTTGTAGCACACAACCATTGTAGTTTAGGATGTTGGTTTATGTCAAAAAAATGTTTGTTCAGTCGCTGATTGCAGGCTATCAGATAGTATTCTTGTAGTTCGCTGGGACCTTGTACACTTGATCCCCAACGTATCATGAGAAAGTTAGAAAACTTTTTTCGTTCTTCGTCTGACAGACTATCATAGAACTTGCGATCCTTGTTATCAAGACAACGCATCTCATTTGCTATGTTAAGTTTTTCGCTCACCGTATTTTTTCCATATCTTATGTAGTAACAAAAACCAGACACTGTTAATTGCAGGTTCAATTAGTGCAACTGCTCCAGCCTCCCAAAAACTTGCTCCAGTAACTATACTAACAACTGCCATTGCAATCAGCACATGACCAACGAAAAATATTATTGCTAGTATTATACTATCTTCAACTTTTTGTGTCAATACATTCCATATGCCTTTAGAAAATTCCATATCACCACGCCTTGTTGTAGTCCACAATTTCACAGTTTCGACTGATATCTTTAACAAAATAAACACATCTTGGATCATTTTTGTTTTCAACCGGCACTGCTAACATTTGTCCGTTCTTTAGTTTTGGTACATACCATGTTACATCTTGGTAAACATCTACTATTTCTATGTCCATGTAAGTTGGTTTAAAACTGGTATGTGGGTTGAATTGAAAAGTTTTGAACCCTCTATCATTTATGCTGGTTAACGGCAACATTTCAAGATCACCAACTTCTGGTTCACCAATTAACACCTGCCAATCAATTGGCATTTTCATCTGTGTGTCACCAATACGCAGTACCAATGCAGGCGAGTTGAATGTTTCTAAAAATATCAATGGAATATAAATGTGATCTGGATTGGTTGGATCACTGTTGTCAAAAATAGCAAAACGTAAGTCATCTATCTCTTCTGGCAATGTATCTAGTTCAAACACAGTATTTTCTAGTGTGAGTATTCTCATAAGGTCTCCAATTATTTTATCTTATGTCTTTTCATTATGACGCCGTATTCAAAAAATTCTTGTCGTACTATTTCAAACCCTTGTGCTAAAAGCCAAATAACATTTGCTCCACATTTTCCTACCCAGCAGTCATTCAAGGTATGAGTATCATCAAACACAACAACTGCATCGTCAGTAAGATAAGGGAATATAGCAATCATTTGTTTCATGTGTTCTACCTGGCAGGTTTGATTTGCCATTGGTATACCTAGTTCTTCTCTATAGAAACGTCTTTGTTCTCTATCCTCTTCATTTGATATAAGGTTAATATCCCATATATAATCAAAATTGTCTAGATATAGACAACTAATTTTTTTATCTAATTTTGGCAATTGATTTTCGCACCAATCACTGCCCCATCCAATATGCCATGTTACTGGTAGATCTGGAAGACGTCTTTTTGGTTCATCAACAATATCTACAGTGTGCATTTCAGCACCATGCTTTTGTGCTAATTGTGAAAAGTATTCTGTACTTCCTTCGTGTCTATCACTGCCTATTTCCAAAAACATTGTGTTATTTGTTTCACCTAAGTACTGTTCCGTATGTTTAAATGCGTCGCCCATTAGCTCCACTCCAGTTTTTCTACACTGTACGGATAGTTCGCTTCTCTATAGAATGCTTTACGTTTGGTTAGATGTCTTTTTGCAAATCTGCAAGTTGATGTTATGTCCCAGATTTGGACATGGTCTTTGTCTTCTGCTTTTCGTATTCCACGTCCAATACTTTGGATAACCCTAACAAAAGACTTACCAGGCTCAATAAGCACAAGATTAAAAATACGAGGAATGTTAATCCCCACAGCCGCCACCCCGTAGGTCGCGATAATAATTTTTCCTGTAGCAGTTGATACCTCGTCATATTCTTCCTGTCTATCTTTTGCTTTGGTTGCACCACTAACAAACACTGCCTCATCGCCTAATCTGTCCAGTAGCTCTCTGCCAGCACTGATTCTATCAACTAGAACCAGTGTGTTACCCGTTTTATTTACTTCAATAATCAAGCCTGCCATGGTATCAAGTCTACCTTTTTCTTCAAAAAGATACTTTAATTCGCTTTGATAGTTTGTGAATTCAGCATGATCAACTAACTGTACAACATTCACATGACAATTAGCAAGTACACCTTTTTCCTGTAATTCGCTTGCGGCTAGTTGATTTATAACAGGACCCAAACTACAATGAAGTGCTTGAAACTCATATGGCTCTTTTGGCACTGTTCCTGTTAAACCCCAACGCAATGGTACACGTGCCATCACACCAGTTAACAGTGTTTTCAGTGCATCTGCTTTGGCCATGTGTACTTCGTCAACTATCACACAAACTACATCTTCTAAGAATTCATGTATGGTAATATCAACACGTTGATTCTTGGTATTTTTAAGTAACACATTTAGACTTTGCCATGTGCATATAGTATGTTTGTGTCCAAATTCCTTTCTGTCACCATAGAAAACACCAACATCAAGTTGCATGTTTGCATAGTCTGCTTCTGTTTGTGTAACCAAACTTTTGTTAGGAACTATTACAATACTACGTCCGTAGTTTTCTACACGTTCACTTAAACTAGCAGTCATGATTGTTTTACCAGCACCAGTGGCTACTTCTTGTATGCATTGTGGATTTTGCAAGAAACTGTTTATTATCTCTACTTGGTAGTCTCTTAGCACAATAGGAGTGTCGGATGCAGGATGATTTTTCGGCCACATAATGTCACTGTAAGTATCTTCTGCAACCGAATCAAAACGGAATACTGTTTGGTATTCTCTGTTATCTTGTATATCAATATCGTAGTTAAAATCTTCTAGTATAGGAATGATATCAGGCAATAGATTTAAGTAGGTACTACCACCCATTTGAAAGTATGCAACCTTACCGTCCCAACG